CCAGTTTTCGTTAGGAAACTGATTCTAATGCTACTACTACAAAAGCGGCCGGATCAAGCATTGCAAATCCAACGCTTGCCTCAATCCTTGCGGTAATCTTGTTCTCCCTTACGTTTGTACCATCCTGGTCAAAGAACTGTAAAGAAAGCCCTTCGCTTTGGATGATCTCAAAGTAATTCCAATCACCGATTATGGCCTCATCACCACCTACCCATGACGCTGTGTAAACAGGTACCCCGGTTATCATCAACTGTCCGGTAGAACTGATTGAAACAACACCGATAGGCTGCGTAAACTCGCCTGAAGTGCTGGCTTTGTAGGTCAATATCCTTGCCCAAACTTCGCCGTCAATAACAATACCGTTTACATTGTACTTTGCTTTCTTTTGCTTTCCAATGGTCCGGATTATCATTGAAATCATATCCGTTGCTGTTGTGTCTGCTACACCGGTAGCTGCTGAAATCAAAGCCTGGTATGCTACGGTATCTTCACGCTCATAATAACGCTGTGGTAACCAACGGGACAAATAACCCTGCAAACCTTTAAAGTTCCGAAGCATTTTACGGCTTATTCTCAACCATCCTGCCAGGTAATTCAGGTTAACAGTTTGCTCAAGCAAATTTTCGTCAATTTGGGCCTTTGTTTCCAATTCCTGAACCTGGAAACTTATAGTTCCTTCGCCCTGTGTATGACGATAAAAATGGTAAGAATCAGTTTCAGAAGGTGTAACGCTTACCAGGTTCCTCATGTGAACCATTTCCCACGGCACCGGCACAATTCCATCCCGGTATGTATTCGGTATTGAACCGGTAAGGTTTGCGGCAATAGTCATATCACCAACGGCCTTCAACTGCATCCCGGTTACAAATGAACCGCCTTTAATTTTGTCGCCGTGAATGTTGTCTTTTAACATACTGATACTAGCGTTCAGTATTCCTTTGAAGCTGGTGTCTTCTCCGTCAAAAGGCTTGCCTTTTACGGCTTTCATGCGGACCTGTACAATATCCAAAGCCTTTACAGTTACGTCCAAATCAGCTTTAATGGCTGCCAGCTGATCGGCTGTTACTTCAGGTTTTGCGGCTTTCAGTTCATCGATTGCAGTTGTAACCGCTTTCAGTTTTTCATCCAGGTTTTTCTCCTGTTCGGCTTGCGCCTTTTGCTGGTTAGCCTCCAAAGCGGCTTTAATGTTTCCTAATTCTTTTAGGATTGTTTCTTTTGCTGCGGCCGGATCGGCTGGAGTTGTTTTTTGTTCGTCTGCCATTTTTAATGGTTTAATGAGTTAATAAATGATGTTGATATATCCGACAATTCGGAAAGTGCTATCGGCTGGTCATTAAGAGTGGAGCGATCCGGCTCGGCCAGTGATTTTAAAAGATTGTCTAATGATTTTTCTATACTTCTGAATCTGTCGTCTGTGTAATCGCCTTTTTTTAATTGAAGTGTCATCCATTCAATTGCTTTTGTAGGATCCTCTTTAAGTGCGATAAGTGGCGTTCTTTCATTTGAGCCCCAGGATGTTAAGGTTGAGTACTCCCAAAATTTCCATTCGCTTACTTTTCTTATTCCCTGATCATCCCTGTATTTAAGCGCATCAACCCCGATTGAATGTTCTAAAGATTTATTGTATTCAGCATAGAGTTTATAATCAGAAAGTGTATCGCGCCCTATTTCTTTGTGCATATTGATTTTACCGGTAAGTTGCAGACAGTCCTGCATTTCAATACCTTCAATAGGCACCCCTAATAATTGATCCCGCTTGTGATTCAAAAACCACTTTGCCCGGTCAAAATTCTCCTTTAATGTTTTCTGAAAAGATCCATGCAATGAAACGTCATTATCGGAATCCACATTTCCGAAAGCATTTGCAGCAACAACAACTATACCGCTGCTGTCTACATCTTTAATACTTGTTGATACGCTTTTTAAAAACATCGTACCATAAAATTAAACTTACTCAAAAAAATAGGTGTGTAGTAAATTGAGTTACTTTGTAGAAATATGTGTAAATTGCATAAAACCGCTAAAAAATGAAGGATAAATCAATCAGAATAACAACCGAAGCGCATAACGCCTTAGTCGCTCATACTGAAAAAAATGCTTCTAAAATTGGAAAACTTGCTTCCATTGCAATCATGGAAAAATTAGAGAAAGAAAAGAAAAAAACTAAATAATGGCAGAAAGAATTTTTAGAGTATTATTATTCCCGTTTCTTGCCGCTATTCCATTAGTAGTTTTTTATGATTTTATTATATGGATAAAAACCGGAACAATGAAAGATAACGGAAGGTGTTTTTTATGCTATGTGGCATTTGGTAAATGGAAAGAACTTATTTAAATCCTGATTAACCGCCCGTTGCTATCACGTTTTGGTATTTGTGCAACACTGCAACGACAATTGCATACCTGAGCAGGCCCGCCATTCTTATCGCCGGGAAAATCCATAGGCATACCGCCAACTATAAATTTTTCATTCATCCCCACAATAGTCCCATCTACCCCTGTATGTAGTTTATGCGTTCGCCTGGTTCTGTTATCTTTTGCAGCAATCCAAATCTTATCGTACACTAACCCTGTTCTAATAGCCGCAATATTACTTGCTGCATTTGCGGCCCCTACTGTTTCGGTACGTGCAATTAACCTTGCCCGATAGCGTGTTAATTCAGGGCTATGAAGTAACCTTACAATCTCATCAAAACTTGCCCCTGTTTCGGCTGCATCGTTTAAAACGGCCTGTATTTGATCCTTTGTTGTTTGGGTAATATTATCGCTCATATTCAGGAAATCAATCCCGTAATATATTCGCATTTGGTCTATGATGTATTGAGAAAATCCCATCGGTGCGCGGGCCTTTTGCCTGCGTAAATCAACGGTAGCCGAAGCAGCCCAAATAGGGCTAACGGTAGTGTATAGTTCAAATGTAACTTTGTAGATTGGCTCTGAATTAACAGCCATTAAAGTTCCTGATTCTATGTACTGGTTTATTTGCTCTTTAAGTGCCTTGTTATATTTGGGTGCAAAATACCTTTCATACCGCTGCTGGAATTTGTGCCATTTATGCCAAAATATATTTTGCTCTTCATTTGTCATTTGGTTAATGATGGCCCCGGTTTATTGCTTGTAAACAATTTTAATAATTCTTTCTTCAACCATGCCCTTGATGCGACTGCCGCCTCTTTTTTTTGTGGGCATGACGGCAATGGTATTGCCTTGCATATCAGTTTTTCAAGTTCACCTTCCATTAGCTTGTTTTAAAGGTACAACCGGCGTTTCGTATTCGTTTGCTGTGTTTGGTATTTCATCAACACTTACATTCAGGTCATCTAAAAGCATCATTCCTGATGGTAAAATAACCTCATCCATTAAAGGATTTTCAATAGCATCATACATCATTGTTTCCCGCTTTTCATTACCGGTTAACCACCACATTTGACTTAAAGCCGTTGCCTGTTTTGAAACATCTTCGGCCAATTCAGGTATTTCAGAAATATCACATTTTATGATTCCTTTTGTTTTTATTTCAGGAACTACACTTTTATTCAAAGCTGCTTCAACCCGGTAAACATTTGGTATAATTACATTCGTGTAAGCCTCTTTTTTCATCTCACGTACATTGCTTTCAGTACTTGCTGATTTGTTGTTAAACAATATAGAAGATACCCCGTATGCGTTGCAAATCTTATCAAAGTCAATGCTTGCCAGTTCTGCTACGTTCAAATCTGCCAGCGTTGTACCCAAAGCGATATACCCCAAATCATTGGCGGAAAAATAGGGCGCTCCCTTGTTATCATTGTTACGAATGAACCGGCCGAAGTTATCCCTGCGTTGGCTTATTGCCGTTGGATCAAGGCCAGGTGTTTTATCGTAAACAATCCCAGGCGTTCCACCGTTTTGCATTTGCGCAACCGTTACATCCAAATTACTTTGCACCCTTGTTAATCTTTGTGCCAGTACTTTAATAGGTGAAAGGCCCCGCCATTCATCACAAGCCGAAGGATTTGGAAGTTTAATAAAAACAATATCTTCAACCGGTATATTAAATTCAATTCCGTTTTTAGTGTCCTGACATTTATAAGCAATTATTTCAACTGGGAATGTTTCGCTTAATGCTAAAACAACGCGCGAAGGATTAAGGAATGTAAGATGTGAAAATCCAGCATTCAAGCCGTTTTCAATCCGGTTTTTATATGCGAAAACTTCGCCTTGTAAATACAAAAATGTGTAAAGCAGTTCCTTTTGCTCAAAATCCAATGTTTCCAAAAACAACGCTAATTTATCCGTTTCCGGAAGATCGGTATTTTTGTTTTTATCGTACCCGTAAAACGGTATCATTGCCGAAATCGTTGCTAATTTCTTTACCACGCTGTAAATATCATCAACGGTTTGATAGGCGTCCATTTCCCTGGTAACGGCCCAATTAGGGAAAATTTGCGTTGAGAAATTACGAAAGGCATTGGCTAAATTATTACTTTGCAAAGCCTTTATTTCAAGTTGCAAAGCATCCCATTTTTTATTGCTAATAATTTGCATCTGCAAATAGTTTTATCGGTTTAAGTTCAAAGTACTCCCGCTGCATTATGGCGTCCCAAAAATCACTACTCCGGCCTAAATTTTCTTTTACTTTATCCTTTGGCATTACGCCTTTTTTCATGTCAGAATTTAATACCTTTTGTTTGACCTGTTCCATTTCCTCAATTACCCACTGCCGGACCTGGTCATCTTCACAAATCAAATATAATCCATTTTTGTTAATTCTTTCAGCCATGCGAAAACTACATTGGCTTTTTATGTTATCAAAATTCTCATTTATTGGGTTTCCTTTAGCGTCATATTCAGGATTTGGTGCCGGCAACGCCCGGCCGTTATTTGTAAATCCTTTTACTTTCAGCATATCCACCGGGCCGCCGCCTAACCCATCACTATCAACTATTACATTACTATGCCCGGTTTGATTGCGTACCATTGCCGCTGATATTTGGGTAGTGGTAATGTCCAACGTTTGCCGTTGGTGATAAGTTATTTTACCCCTAAATCCACTCCATTCTATTATTACAATCTTATCGCCACCTAACCGGGCAATATCGGCACTTATAAACCTTTCACCTTCCTCAACGTGTGTATTTGTGAAACAATCCAGTATTTTTTCGTATTCGATCAAAGCGGCTGGATCATTATCATATTCCCAGTTACCGAAGGCTAACCGTTCCCTTTCGTTCTTATTTGGATGGTTTACAAGGCTTTTAATATATTCAGGATCGCCGCTTTTATTATCCGAAGGTAAAGCGGAAATAAATACCCGTTCTTTTGGAAGTACCCCGGCTTTATGCGGTTTGTAAAATTCCTGATAGCCATATCCTTTATGCGGGTTACAGGTAAGAAGTAGTTTTTTAGGTAAGTTATATTCCCGGTTTTTCCATCGGCCAACGGTTAAAAACAAGTTTGAAATAGCCGAACCGTGCATATCTCCAATTTCCTCACACCACCCCCTGGTGTATTGTTTTGAACCGAAAGCATGAAAATCAGGGTCCGAAGGTTTGAAAGAAGCATCTAAAAAGTCAACGCGGGATCCGTTGTTAAGTACAAAGTAACTATCCTGGCCGTTGTACTTCATATAATCCATTGGTTCCAGCCCCCACAAACTAAACACTTCGTAAATTGATGGTATTGTATCGCGGCGAAGTGCCGTTAAGCTATCCCTGGCAATAAAATATCTTGTTTCCGGATAAATCATTGCGTCCCCAAAGATCAGATTACACCCGGTATTTGATTTGGCCCCGTACTTTGCCCCGCCGTAAAGTATCATTTCTACCTGTGGATTAATCCACGCTTCGGCGCATAACTTTTGCTTTTCATTACCCCGGGTATCAAATGTTATGTTCAATTCTTAGCATATTTTTGTTTCGCTGGTAAAATTGCCAATCAATTAAATCGGTTAACGGCTTCCCTTTTTTTTGTTGCATCTTTT